GGAGATGTGAATACATACACAGATATTGCACATAAACTTGGTTTATCAAAGGCACAAGCAAACGGAATATTAGATTATTACAGAAGTAGTATTCAGCAAACAACAGAAGCAATGTCAAAAGATGCACAACAAGAAAAACAAATGATTGAAGAAAGTTTGAAGGCTGAGTGGGGTGCAAACTATGATGCAAAAGTAAATCAGGCAAACAGGGCAGTAGCAGATATAGCTGGTGAAGATTTGTTGAATATGGTTTTGGAAGATGGAACTAAAGTTGGCAATCATCCTGCATTTATCAAAGCGTTTGCAAACTTTGCAGATTTCAAAAACTCTGTGACAAAAGAAGATACAATATCAGAGAACTCTGTGAACTACAGAATGAGTCCTGCTGATGCACAATCTAAGATCGACAGCATTATGAATGACAAGTCTCATCCGTACTGGGATAGAAAAGCACCAGCACCAATAAGAGACAAGGCAGTCAAAGAAGTACAAGATTTATATGAGATGATTAGTGGAGCAGCATGAAATTAGATTAGAGTGTTTGCGTTTAGCAGTAGAGTTTGGAACGCAAAGAGACTTAATGAATCCCAAAGAACTCGCTAATAAATATTACGAGTGGGTAGTGAAGGGTAGCTTGCCAACAAGTCCTTCTGGCAATCGGAAAGACGATAGACCTAACGAGTCTGAAAATCCTAGGAGTGTCCGAAAGGGTAGCACCTCGAAAGTAGTTAAAATGAAAACGTAGTTATTAACAGGAGAAAAAAATGTCAATAAATGTAACTACGGCATTTGTCCAACAGTATTCTGCTAATGTGCAGATGCTTTCTCAGCAAATGGGTTCATTACTGAGAGATGCTGTAAGGGTAGAATCTGTTACAGGAAAAAATGCCTTTTTCGATCAGATCGGCAAAGTTACTGCTCAAAAGCGTACAACTCGCCATTCTGATACACCTCAAATCGATACTCCTCACGCTAGAAGAAGAGTATCATTGGTTGACTATGAGTTCGCAGATCTCATAGATGAGCAAGACAAAGTTCGTATGCTTATTGATCCAACAAGTGCTTATGCTCAAGCAGCAGCAGCAGCTATGGGAAGATCAATGGATGATGTTATCATTGATGCAGCATTAGGAACTGCGTTTACTGGTGAGACTGGTTCAACATCCACAACCATGTTAGCTGGAAATCAGATAGCAAATGGTGGTACTGATTTGACAGTCGCAAAGTTAAGAACAGCAAAAAAGACTCTTGACTTAGCATCAGTAGATCCTTCAATCCCAAGATATATAGCCGTTGGTCCAGAGCAGATTGATGCGTTGTTAGGAGATACAAATGTAACATCTTCTGACTTCAACACAGTCAAGGCACTTGTCCAGGGTGAAATCAATACCTTCATGGGATTTGAGTTTATTGTAACAAACAGACTATCAAAGGCTAGTAACATCCGTTCATGTTTCGCATGGGCAGAGGATGGTCTTACATTAGCGATTGGTAAAGATGTGATGGCAAGAATAGACGAGAGAAGTGACAAAGGTTACGCAACTCAGGTCTACTACTGCATGAGTATCGGTGCTACGAGAATGGAAGAAGAAAAAGTCGTTCAGATAGACTGTGATGAGTCAGCATAAGGGAGAAGTAAATGACTACAAAAAATTCTACACTTGTAGCTAATTTTGAAGCTACTCCTCAAATTGCTAGTAATTCACAAGAGCTTCATGGCGTTTTGCGTGTGGCTCAAGGAACGATAGCATTAGCTGCTGGAGACAGTACAGACAATGATATTGTCATGCTTGCTCCACTACCAAGTAACGCATCAATTACAAAGTTGCAAGTTGCAACAGATGCTTTAGGTGGCAGTTGCACATTTAATGTCGGTATCTATCAAACAGATGGAACAGTTGTAGACGAGGACTTTTACGCTACATCAGTTGCAGATGGAACAACAGCAGTTGCCGATCTTAGAACAGAAGCAGCAGATATAAATACTATAGGTGCAAAGTTATTCGAAAATGCAGGAGCATCCACTGATCCAGGTGGGTACTACTACATTGCAGTTACCTTCAATGCGACAGGTGGTACTGCTGGTGATTTATCTTTCATCATTGAGTATGTAATCAACTAACTAAGAGGGGGAGCAATCCCCCTTTTTCAAAGGTTTAATTATGCCCTCAGTAGTAGATATATGTAATGAAGCTATGGATTTATTAGGTGCAGCAACTATTACTGCTCTTACAGAAAATTCAAAAGAAGCAAGACTTTGTAACAGAAGGTTTGCAACAGTAAGAGATGCAACACTTAGATCACATCCTTGGAACTGTGCAATAGAAAGAGCAGAGTTAGCAGCAGATAGCACAGCACCTTCTTTTGGTTTTGCCAATCAGTTTACTTTACCAACAGATCCTTTTTGTTTGCGTGTTTTGTCATTCTTTACATCAAACGTAGATGCAGAGATTTCGCCTTACGACAGTCAAGTAATGTTCAAGATAGAAGGCAGAAAGATACTTTCAGACGAAGCAACATGCAGAATAGTTTACTTGGCAAGAGTTACAGATACAGAACAGTTTGATAGTCTACTGTCAAATGCTATAGCCTACAGACTTGCATCAGAGACAGCGTATGCAATCACAGGCAGTACAACAGTTGCACAATCCATGTATAGTATGTATGAGCAAAAGGTAAAAGAAGCAAGAGCAATGGATGCACTTGAAGGAAAACCTGACAAATTGGTGGCTGATGAGTTTACAAACGTAAGGTTGTAGTATGGCAAGAGTATCGACAATCTTAACTAATTTCAGAGCAGGAGAACTATCGCCTAAACTATCAGGCAGGATTGATCTACAGAAATATAGTGAGGGTTGTGATACACTAGAGAATATGTTGGTATTTCCGTCAGGTGGCATCACTCGCAGACCAGGAACAACATTTGCAGGAACATCCAAAGACAACGGCAAAGTCAAGCTAGTTAACTTTGAGTTTTCAGATGAACAGGCTTATGTGCTTGAGTTTGGTGCAAACTATGTAAGGTTCTTCAAAGATGGTGGTATTCTTACAGAAGCAACAAAAACTATAAGTGCCATAACAAAAGCAAACCCAGCAGTAGTTACAGCTACATCTCATGGCTATAACAATGGTGATAGAGTATTTATATCAGGTGTTGTAGGCATGACAGAGGTAAACAATCGTGAGTTTACTGTTGCAGGAAAAACTGCAAATACATTTCAACTATCAGGTATAAACAGTTCTGCATTTACAACTTATACTTCAGGTGGCACAAGTGGAAAAATAGTAGAAGTTACAACGACTTATAGCGTAACTGAGATATTTGAGATTAACTTTGCACAGTCAGCAGATGTATTGTTTATTGCACACAAGTCACATGAACCAGCTAAACTTACAAGAACTTCAGCAACAAGTTTTACACTTACAGATATAGACTTCACAGATGGTCCTTACCTAGATGAAAACCTTACTACAACTACTTTGTATGCAAGTGCAACTACAGGCACAGGTATAACAATAGTTGCATCAGCAGATACGTTTGAGTCTGGTCATGTTGGAGCATTGTTCAGGTTTAGAGAAATCATTGAGGTAAACCATGATGCGTGGGCAGCATCAACAAGTTATGCACAAAATGCTACAGTTCGTAATGGTGATAATGTTTACAAGAAATCAAACTCAGGATCACATACAAGTAGCACAACAGCACCAGTTCACACAAAAGGCACAGAGACTTATGGTGATATAGACTGGGAGTTTTTACATAGTGGTACTGGGTTTATAAAGATTACTGGTTTTACAAGTGCAACACAGGTAACAGCAGATGTCAAAAGCACACTACCAGCTTCAGTAGTTGGGTCAAGTAATCCTACGACAAAGTGGAGTGAGGGTGCATTTAGTTCTGTTCGTGGCTTTCCAAAGGCACTAGCTTTTTATGAAGAAAGATTATTCTTTGCAGGAACTACACATCAACCACAAAGTATATTCGGCAGTGTGTCTGCTGACTTTGAAAACCATACACCAGGTTTGAATGATGATGATGCTGTGAACATTACAATCGCATCAGATCAAGTCAATGTTATCAAACATCTTTTACCAGGAAGATTTCTTCAGATACTTACAACTAGTGCTGAGTTTACTTTGTCAGGTGGCACAGGAACACAACCAGTAACACCAACGAATGTAAATGTTTTGAGAGAAACAACATTTGGAACATCACAGGTAAGACCACTAAGAGCAGGAAACTCAACTATACTTGTGCAGAAAGGCACAGAGAAAGTAAAAGAGATTACATTTGATTTAGATACAGATGGACTGCTCGGAGTAGATTTGACTGTGCTTGCAGATCATATAACAAGAGGTGGGTTGACTGACATGGTTTGGCAACAAGAGCCTGAGTTGATACTTTGGTTTGTAAGTGCAAATGGTGAATTGATTGGTCTTACATACGATAGAGCAAATGGAACTGTTGGATGGCATGGTCATGTTCTTGGTGGCAGTGGTGTTGTAGAAAGTATCACAGCTATACCTAGTGGTGCAGAAGATCAGGTTTATCTAAGTGTAAAACTAACAATAAACAGTGTAACAACAAGACACATAGTATTTCTAAAATCAATAAACTTTGGATCAGATATTACAGATGCTTTTTTTGTTGATAGTGGATTGACATATTCAGGATCAGCTACATCAACAATCACAGGACTTAACCACCTTGAAGGGGA